TTATCCAACGTTCCGCAAGACGGGCCTCGGCTGACGCTTACCCCAGAAGCGGCGACGGTCGCTTTCCTCGAACGCCGTTTCGATCCGGCTGGCCCCCTTCAGGGTCGGGGTGGAGACCAGCACGATCTTGCGGTTCCAGAACGTCACCGTGCGCTTACGCGCCAGCTTGACCGGATCGCCTTCCGCCCCGGCGCTGACCGGATAGCGGTCCACCTCGTCGCACAGCAGGATGCGGATCGGCCGGCTGGCCAGCCCCGACGGCGCATTGGCGCCGACGATGGTCAGGTGGCCGCCGGCAAACCGCTTGTGCAGGATCTTGTTGGAACCGTCGCGCGACTTGGGATCCGCAATCCGCCCGGTCAGGCAAGGCGTGTCACGGGCCATCGGCGCGAAACGGTCCTTCGACCAGGTCTCGGCATCACGCTCGGTGGGCATCACCACCATGATCGGCGCTGGATCCTGGTCGATGTGATAGCCGACCGTGTTGTTCAGCACCTCCGTCTTGCCGACCTGGGCCGACGACATCACCACCACGGTTTCGATATCCGGGTCGGAGACGGCATCCATGATGCCGCGCTGGTATTCGGCCCGCGCGGTGGACCAGCGGCCCGGTTCGGCGCTGGCCTCAGAACTCAGCCGACGGTTGGCGTCCGCCCATTGGCTCACCGTCAGGTCCGGCGGCGGCGTCAGCATCTGCAACGCCGTCGTCACCAGTTTCGCCAGCCCCGGATGCCCGGTCAGGCGCAGCGGCGACGGCGACCGGCGTCGCCGCGAGTTCGGCGAGCGCGTCAACGATCGCCGACCGGAGAAGGACGCGGACGGCGGCGGGGTTTGCGGCATCATGGACCAGGGGGGCCAGCTTGTCCGGCAGGGTGATCAGGCGGGCGCGCAACCGGGCCGTTACCGCCGCCCAGGCCAGCGCCGTCTCTACGACCGGCACCAGATCGCCGCGCCGTTGATGGGCGTCCAGTTCGGCAAGGTCGGCCTTGGCCTTGACCAGCCGGGTGCGTTCGGTGGGCAGGTCGGCGACGCCACCCTGCGCCTTCTGCGCCAGATCGCGCAGGTAGCGGACATAGCCGCGCACGGCACCCACCAGATCGTAAGAACCCCGCTCGGCCTTGGGGATCACGCCTTCGCGGCTGAGCTGCTGGACCCGGCGTTCCGACAGGTCCAGCAGCTTGGCGATCACCGCCAGCGGCTGCCCGTTGCCGGCCATGGGCCTCGTCCTTCATTGAGTGAAAAAGCAATTAAATCATCGATCTAGGTGCTTGGCTGTGGGGTCGGACAGCGCGATGACTAGCATCACCACGATGGAGGATGCGATGCCCAAGCCCCGCGACAACACCGAGGCCCTGGACGCCTTCCTGGCCCGCAAGGCCGAGATCGACACGATGTTGGCGCGGCTGACGGCGCTTAGCGCAGACCACTTCAACGTCGCGCCCGATGACATCCACTGGGGCCATGTCGGCACCCTGGCGACCTACGCCGAGCTTCTGAAGCGCATCAGCGACGCCGCCTTCCACGAGGGCGAGCACGCCGACTGAAGGCAGGCCCGCCACCCCCAGCCCCGACCGGGTTTGCCCGGCGGGGCTCAGGCTGGTGGAAGCGCCCGGATCGGCCGGGCGCTGACCAACGGGAGAAGCCGTGATGACCAGCCTGTCCAACCTGACCTTGCCGCAACTGGCCGCCGCCTACGGCGTCCTGGCCGGTGTTCCCACCACCCCGAAGACCTTCAAATGCCGCGCCATGGCGATCAGCCGTCTGGAAACCTTGTTCAGCGAGCGGGGGCTGACCGTTGACGATGCCATGCGGGCCGCCGGTCTGTTGCCCACGACACCGTCTCCGCCCCAACCGGACCTGGACGCCGCCGTCACCGCCATCGAACAGATCCTGGCCGCCGAACCACCCCGACCGGTCAAAAGCCGCGCCGACAGCAAACAGGCGCAAGTGATCGCCATGCTCCGCCAGCCGCATGGGGCCACCATCGCGGAGATCGCGGCGGCCACCGGCTGGCAGGATCATACAATCCGGGGCTTCTTTGCCGGGGCGCTGAAGAAGAAGCTCGGGCTGAAAGTGACCTCGGAGAAGGTCGAGGAACGCGGGCGGGTCTATCGGGTGGTGACCTGACATCCGATAGACATCGTTTAAGGACCGCCGCCCTTCCGAGGTGGCAGTCCTAACCGAGCCGAGAGAGTTCGCCACGCATAAGCCGCAACCAGGGGGACCACGCCGTTGCCACAGAGGCGAAGCCGGTCCACCCGGTAGGCCAGCCCATCAGCGCCTCGACGAACAGCGGGTTCAGTGTCGGGGTATCGCCGCAGCCAGTCCCGCCAACCGTAATCGTCTCCGGGGCCGGGCGGGAAAGCCCGCTCACCGCCTGCTCGTTCAAGGGGCGGCTGTTGCGTGCCATCGTCTCCGGCCCGGCCAGCCCGCTGCGCCAATCGCGCGCCGACGGGGTCGCCCAGCAGCGGGCACGGTCGGTCAGGTCGGCCTCGCGTCGCCGTCCGGCACTCGGCCGGTTGCCGTCGCTGGCCTTCGCCGTCGGCCACAGGCGCAGCAATTCGGTGCGGTTCGCCCCGCTGGAGCGCTTGCCCAAACAGGTCCGGGGCGTCGGCCAGTCGGCGGGCAAGAACGAACAGCCGTTCGCGGCGGTGGGGAGCGCCGACCTCCGCCGCCGAGAACAATCCTTCCGCAACGACGAAACCCATGTCTTCCAGATCTTCCCGGACCTCGCGATAGCCGAGGTTGAGATGATTGGGGACGTTCTCCAGGAAAACAGATCCCGGTCTGCACTCGTCGATGATGCGCGCGACATGGGGCCAGAGATGCCGGGGATCGTCGCTTCCGCGACGACGTCCAGCGACGCTGAACGGCTGGCACGGATAGCCCGCAAGCACGAGGTCCACCGCGCCACGCCATGGGCGGCCGTCGAAGCTGGCAAGGTCGTCCCAGACAGGTGCCCGATCCAGGGCCGCGTCCGCCATCCGCGCCAAGAGGACGGCCGCGGCGTAGGCGTCCCGCTCGACATAACCCACAGCACGGTATCCGGGTTCGGCGATGTGCAGGCCAAGGTCAAGACCGCCGGCCCCGGCGCACAGCGACAGCCCGAACAGGGGAGCGCCGCCAGCAGTGCCGGTGGCAGATACAGCCACGTCATGCACCCGCATCCGTTCCGTTGGGAAACGGCGTCCCATCCTCGCGCACGGCCCGTTGCCCCGTAAACCCCTCCCAGCGCCGCACGATCACGTCGCAATAGGCCGGGTCCAGTTCCAGGGCGTAGCAGGCCCGACCCACCGTTTCAGCGGCGATCAGCGTCGTGCCGGAGCCGCAGAACGGTTCATAGAGGACATCGCCCCGCGCGCTGTTGTTGACGATGGGGCGGCGCATGACCTCCACCGGCTTCTGGGTGCCGTGGGGCGTGGCGGCATCCTCGCCGCCGGCCGGGGCGATCGACCATAGGGTCGACTGGTCGCGGGCACCCTGCCAATGGCTCTTCGCGCCTTTGCGCACGCCGTACCAGCACGGCTCGTGCTGCCAGTGATAATCCCCGCGTCCGAGCGCAAAGCGGCTCTTGGACCAGACGATCTGCGCCCGGATGTCGAAGCCGCAGGCGGTCAGGCTTTCGGCCACCGTGGTGGCGTGGATGGCGGCGTGCCAGACATAGGCGACGTCGCCGGGAAACAGCGCCCAGGCCTCGCGCCAGTCGGCACGGTCGTCGTTGGCGACCTTGCCGGTCCGCCGGGTCTTGGCCACGCCCGCCTGGTTGCGCCAGGACGGATCATATTCCACGCCATAGGGCGGATCGGTCACCATCAAGTGCAGGCGCGCACCGGCCAGCAGCCGCTCGACATCGCCGGCCAGGGTGGCGTCGCCGCACAACAGGCGGTGCGGGCCGAGAAGCCAGAGATCCCCCGGTCGGGTCACGGGCTCGGCAGGTGGTTCCGGCGTGGCGTCCTCGTCCACCAGCCCCGGCGCCGGATCGTCCAGGTTCAGCAGCCGGTTCAGTTCCCCGGCATCGAAGCCGAGCCCGTCCAGCGCGGTGCCTTCCTCGACCAGCCGCGCCAGTTCCGCCGACAACAGCGCATCATCCCAGCCACCGTTCAGGGCGATCCGGTTATCGGCCAGGCGGAAGGCACGGGCCTGTGTCTCGGTCAGGTGGCCGAGCCGGATCACCGGCACTTCCGCCAGCCCCAGCCGCCGCGCCGCCAGCAACCTTCCATGGCCGGCGATCAGCGCGCCGCGATCATCGACCAGCACCGGGTTGTTGAAGCCGAACTCGCGGATGGAGCCCGCGATCTCCGCCACCTGCGCCTCGGAATGGGTGCGCGCGTTGGCGGCATAGGGCAGCAGCCGGTCCAGCGACCAGCGTTCGATCTGGATATCGTTCAGCATGGGATCAGGCGGCGATGGCCAGGGTCACGCCTCGCGCGGCGGCGGTTTCGGCGAAGGTGCCCCCGCCCTCCAGCCGTGCCGGTGTGGCGGGGAACAGTTCGTTCCAGCGGCGCACCGCCACATCGACATAGGCCGGCGCCAAATCGATGGCGCGGACCCGCCGGCCGGTGCGTTCGCCAGCGATCAGGGTAGTGCCGGAGCCGGAGAACGGCTCATAGACGACATCGCCTAGATCGGCATAGGCGTTCAGGACCAGTTCGGGCAGCGCCACCGGGAACACCGCGGGGTGCTCCACCTCGATGCCGCGCGCCTTGTGGCGGCCGATGCGGATCACGCTGTCGGGGATGCGGTGGGTCTGGGTCGGCTGCCCGGCATGGGTCCAGGCCCCCACGGTGCCGTCCGCCTTGCGCATGGCGGTGGAATGGCCATCCGCCCGCAGATGGGTGTCGAGACCGGCGTACTTGCAGGGCACGATCTTGTTGGGCTTGCGGCCCTGCCGGTTGAAGTGGAAGACGAACTCGAAGCTGGGCGCCAGCCGCCCGCCCCAGTCGCCGGGCAGCCCCGGTCCCTGGTCCCAGACGTAAATGCCGAAGCGGCGCCAGCCCTGGGTCCGCATCCAATCCAGCCAGTCCGACCAGTAAGGCAACCATTCGCCGTCGCGGTGGATCAGCCCGAGATTGACCAGCACCTGCCCGTCAGGGGCCATCGGCAGGTGAGCGAAGACGCCCTGCATCAGCGCGTCCCAACGGTCGATGCCGCCGGTGGTGTAGTCGCGCTGCTGGCCATAGGGCGGGCTAGTGAAGCACAGCGCGGCGCAGTCCCCGCCCATCACCCGCGCCACCGCCGCCGGATCGGTGCTGTCGCCGCAGAGCAGCCGATGCTCCCCCAGCAGCCACAGGTCGCCGGCCCGTGTCACCGGATCGGCTGGCGGCTCCGGGGCCGCGTCGGGATCGGCGCTGTCGGCGGCATCGGTATCCTGGTCCGCTGCGTCATCCAGCGCCGCCAGGATCTGGTTGATCTCGCCGGCGTCGAACCCGGTCAGCGTCAGGTCCACCGCATCGATGCGCAAATCCTTCAGTTCCAGCGCCAGCAGCTCGTCGTTCCAGCGCGCTTCCTGGTGGCTGCGATTGTCCATCAACCGGTAGGCTCGCGCCTGCGCTAGCGTCAGGTCGGTGGCCACATGCACCGGGACGGTGGCCAGCCCCAGCCGTCGTGCTGCTTCCAGCCTTGTATGGCCGGCGACCACCACCATGTCCCGGTCCACCACGATGGGCTGGCGCCAGCCATATTCGGCAATGGACGCCGCCACCTTGGCCACCGCCTCGGCATTGTGCCGCGGGTTGCGGGCATAGGGGATCACCCGCTCGATCGGCAGGTTGATGATCTCCACGATCTCTCCTGAAAGCGAAACGGGCGGCACACGGGCGCTGGCGGAAAACGAAACGGTCCGGCATCCAGCGTTTCGTCAATCGGCGGGGCCGGATGCCATAAGCCCTTGGCTTTGCGGGGCCGGCCCGGCTAACGAAACGAAATGCCCTGATTTTTCCGCGTCACTGGCGGAATGCCGAACCTCTGCCGCCAGCATAGGGTATCGGCCAGGAAGGAACCGCGAGGCCGTACCGTCATTGCCCGGTGTCGGCAGGGTCAGCAATGGAATGACCCATTCCGGCCACCCCGGTGGCGATGGGCACGCCTGCGCACCACGCCTGAGCTTGATGGGAATCTACCCTGAAACCGCCATTTCCGTCTCAGCGAAAAGTGTCTGAACGGTTGATTGCGCTACCCTGCGCTGCCGCACGCCGCACGGACCATCGCAATCACCTGCTGGCGCGACCGCTTGCCCGGCACCCGCCGCCCATTAAGCCGCCAGGCGATGACGCAGAGCGCATAGAGCCAGTGCTGGTGGGCGGTGGCGCGGGCCAGACCGACCTTCCAGCACACGGTTTTCCAGCGTTCGCCACCGGCGCGCAGCCAGACGATCCGGGCATCCACAGGGTTCAACCCGATGGTCCAGCCAAGGCTTTCCTCCATCCGGGTGATGGCAGCGGCGGCGGGTGGTGGTGGACGCCGCTGGGGTGGTTCGCGCCCGACCAGATCGCAGAATTCCGGCACGATCTGCGGCCAGGTGTTGAAATAGCCGCCGATCCGCCCTTCAGGCAGGCGCTTCAGCACGTCGGCCGCCTCGGTCAGCCGTTCCTCAACCAGCAACGGGGTCCAGACGGGATCAGCCATGAGGCACCTCCCGGACCGGGCGGTCGCCATAAAGTTTCCGCCCCAGTTGGCGGACCAGTTCACGTTCCGGCCAGGACAGGCGGGCATCATCGGCGCTGATCACCAGGATGCCCTGGGCCTGCCAGCCGTCGCGCTTGATGGTTTCCGGCGGCGTGCGGTCGCCACCAAACCCTTTGGGCAGGAAGCTCACGACACACCTCCCGCCCGGTGCTGGATGGCCCAGAGCAGCAGGGCGATGGCGTCGGCCTCGTTGTCATCCGCCGGATTGAACCCGCGCGCCCGGATGGCGGCGATCACCGCCTCCTTGCCGGCATTGCCCTTGCCGGTGGCAAAGCGCTTGATGGTACCCACCGGCACCGCCTCATAGGCGACATTCCGGTCCTCGCACCAGGCGGTCAGCGTGGCGAGGAAGCCGCCATAGACATGGGTGGCATCGGTGCCGGCATGGCGGCGGACCTCCTCGTAGACGATAAGGCCGATCCCGCCATTGGTGGTGGCGATGTCCCCCAGCCAGCGCCGGAAGCGCAGATAGCGCATACCGCCGCCGGACCAGCGGTCCTGGCGGAAGGCTTCGGTGCCGGAGACGATGGTGCCATCACCGGCACGCAAGGCCCAGCCCATCAATGTGCCCAGGTCGAGGGCCAGGATGGACAGCGGTGGCCGGCTGGGCCCGCTGGGGGTGGGCCTGGGGTCCGGCGCTGCCGGAACAGGATGCAGGAGAAACATGATGAAGGCTCACGCATGGGTGGGCCTTCGGCTTCGGTCAGGAGGATGGAATCACAGGCCAGCGGACGGTGCAAGAGGGTCGTTTGCTTGTTGCGCTCATCCCTCGACGGTCCCAACCGTCCCATGTCCCAACGGGGGGTGCAAACATCCTATAGCAAAAATAATTTTAGCCATATTATGCGCATAAGTGGCAATTAACCACATCCCATAGGTGATTTTTCTCTCTCCATATTGCCTTTGCCAGAGGTTGGGACCGTTGGGACGGATGGGACGGATGGGACAAAGCCAGGATTTCAGCGGGTTTCAGCGTGTCCCAACCTCATGATGAGGTTGGGACGGTTGGGACATGTCGGGCGGGGTGAACTGGGAATGGGGCTCGGGGCTTGTCCCAACCTTGGTAGACGGCGCGGGCGCGTTCAGAAGGGGTTGGGACAGCGATCCGCTGCCGGCGAACAGGACAGTGCTGACCATGTTGCCGACCGCCAAACGTCCGTTTGACAGATGCCAGACGGTAGGTGGGAATCTATGATCCCTTTGTACGGCTGCTTAGCGCCGCAATGTCGCCGTTAAGCTTTCTCGCGGCTGAACCCGAAAGCTGTCCTTCGTTCACCCTAACTCGCAGCGAGGTCAAAAATGGCCTTGGTCTTGCAACTTACTACCTCAGGCCAGTTCCACCGGTCTGAAAAGCTCAGCGAAAATCTCTGACAGCTCGCCCGGCCTGTCGGCCTCCAAAGGCGTGCTGAGCTGGGCCGCGTCTGCTGCCGTGGTCAGAAGGGAGATGGCGTGCAGGGCCTTCGCTGGCTTCTGATTGCCAGTCGCGCCGGCAGGGTAATAGTCTTCGATCGCTCCCCGCGACAGAACGCAGATACCAACGGCGCGGAGACCATCGAGGAGCGGCGTCAACGAAGCGCGAGCAGTCTGGTCCTCGCTACAGGCCTTTACGCGCGCAATGCGTTGCTCCCAGGTGAAAAGTCCGTCGATCAGCGCGATCGTCTCGGCGCTAACAGCGCCAGTTTGCTGTACTTGCCGCAGGGCCTGCTTCGCTTGGTCGTAGCGATCCCGCCAACTCTGGGTGTGAACCGCATCCTTGATCTGACGAGGTGCGGGTTCTGCCTTGATGCCCAAGGTCTGAATTCGTTGATCAATGCTTTGCAGTGCGACCGCTCTCAGCTCCAGGAGATCTGCGGGCGCCGATAAGTGTTCATAGCCTTCGAAAATCGCGTCCAGATCAGCGACGACCTTCACATCCAAGCCGAAAGCCTCGAAAAAATTCCGGAATTTTCGAAAGTTACCTTTCCCCGAGACTCGCACGAGCGCGATGCCGTGCGTGTCGAAGCACCACTCGGGCTGAAGGAGCTTAGCAACGTGCTTGCAGTAAGCGTCGTCCGATTCACCCTCGATCAGGACTACGCGCCGACTGAAAAAAGCCGCATCCGCGTTTTCAAAACGGGCGAGCCTGAAAACCTCCGCGTTTTCTGGCTGTAGGGAGAATTCGATCGGAAATAGTCTTCCGATCGGCTTTGGCTGGGCCGTCTGCTTAGCAATCCTGACAAAGTTCGCCGTGACGCCCGGCGCGAAAAATAAAGGCGAGTGCGTGGTGACGATGACCTGATTATCAACGCTAATCTTCGCAAGAGTGTTGAAAAGCACCTTTTGCGAGCGGGGGTGCAGATACAGCTCAGGTTCCTCGAACATGAAAAGAAGCGGACGGGGCGCCGGAGCATCTTCGGCCTCGCCTACCTGCTGGCCGCCTGCTTCGTCACGATAGGCAACGTAGGTCTGGAGAAGCGCAAAGGTGAGCGATCGTTTGATGCCGTCACCCTTGTTGTCCACGAGATCACGCGATCCATCGTCCACGAAAATCTGAGCGCTGTTGAGGATCGCCCGCAATTCGGGTGGAGGGACGCTCAGTTCAAGTTTGATCGCCGGGAAGTTACTTTGCAGGAAATTTTCTATCCGCCTCTCGAGGTTCTGAACCCGGTCGTGACGCTCATCGACAACGCCGTCTGCTCCTTGAATACGGTTGAGCATCCGGTTCAGATTGGTGAGCGATTCATTCACCTGATTGAGGGCGGGTTGCATTTCCTCAAGAAGTAGACCGATCAAGCGACCAAAAGGCGTTGTTTGAGTCGTCTTTAGATCGTCGTGCAGATTTTTCACGGCAGGGATGTAAATCGCCTCTGGTAACAAGTTGGTGATTGAGGCCGCTGCACCAGTCGGCAGGGGGCCCTCTATCATGGAAAACTGCTCCGCGGGCAGCTCGGCGATTTTGGCTGCTAAGTGCGCCTTAGCTGTGCCGATATTGGCTGAAGGCTCAAGACCCTCCACAAATTCGGGATAGGCTCCCGCGACAGCTCCACGAACGGCAGGAGCCTTTTTACCAGCTAGAACATTGCCGATCGCGCCTTCATGATACCTAGCCTCGTTGGGCGTTTTCCGGAGAACCGTGGTGACCGGTTTGTCATCGGGCGGATAGCGAACAATCAAAACCAGACTGCCATCTATCACAAGCTCCGCTATTTTTGCTCGGTGTTCCGCGGCGAGGCGCCGAAGGTGAGCCTCCGTTATCCCCGAAAACGTCATCCGAAACTCGACCGGAGCGGCCTGATTATAGAATAGGGCGAGAGGTAGCTGTCCGGACCGGCTTAGGGCCCAAGTTATGGCTTGCAGGACGGAGGACTTCCCAGCGTTGTTTTCGCCGACAAGGCATCCGAACGTGCCCGGCCGGAACTCGACTTCGCGAAGCCCTTTGAAATTCTTGATCTCGATAACTTCAAGTTTCATTATACGTCCCCCCGGACCTGAGGGGGATTGAACCTGAACCGGGAGCCCACGTCAATTCCGTACATGTGTGGCGCCTCTTCACCATGAGCGGACGATCCACGGGCGACTCTCATCCGACCATTTCTAAGGCGAAATCGTTAGGTCCGCTTTTGTTGGTGACTCTCCCAATACCCGCCCGTCCGCTTCCGGCCCCAAAGTAGCCGATCCTATGCGCCTTCATACAGTCCATCGCCAAGCGCCGACGACGCATTTTCGGATGAAGCCGTGATCAAATCAATCGACCACCCACGCCGGCCGTCGATACCGCCACTCCCGTCGACCGCCGCTTCCCGCCTTATACCGCTCCCACTGCCGGGCCTTCAGATACGCCGCCACGCGCATCTGGTCGCCGCGTGACCACTTCCCCGTTTCAATCCCCAGCGCCCCTTCCAGGATTTCACCCACGGAGACGTCACAGACCGGCTGGTCGCGTTCGACCTCCTCGTCGCGCCGCTCGTCATAGCCGAGGGCACCCCGGTTGACGCGGTGGCGTTCGTGGGTCAGCCAGCGGTCGATGCGGGCGTCCCAGGCGTCGCCCTGGTAGCGGGCTTCCTGCTCGACCCTGGCGGCGGCGATCAGGTCGGGATCGTCCAGCCACCAGATGGCGCCGTCGCGGTAACGGGCGACCGCCTCGGCCCAAAGCTGGTCGCGGTCCTGGCGCAGGGTGTCGAGGTCGATGCGGCCGCAGCGCAGCGGCCAGAAGCGGCGGTTGCCGGTCTCGTCGCGCAGATAGGTGTCGGGGTTGACGGACCCCGCGAAAACGCATTGCCGGGGCACGTCGATGACGTAGCGTTCATAGGGCGGGCGGTAGCGGTCGGTGGTGCGGGTCAGGAAGGCCTTGATGCGTTCAACCTCGGCCCGACCAATGGCGTCCAGTTCGGCAATCTCGATGATCCAGACGCCGCGCATCTGCTGGGCGCAGTCCTTGCTGCCGATCTCCGCCAATTCGTCGGTGAACCAGTCTTCGCCAGCCAGGATTTTCAGCGCGGTGGATTTGCCGGTGCCCTGCGGCCCTTCCAGGATCAGCATGTGGTCGACCTTGGCACCGGGACGCAGGATGCGGGCGACGGCGGAGATCAGCCAGCGGGCGCCGAAGGCACGGTTGAGCGGCGTGTCCTTGGCGCCCAGATAGCGGATGGCCCAAGTCTCCAGCCGTGGCGTGCCATCCCAACGCAGATGGTCGAGATAGTCGCGCACCGGATGAACGCGGATGTCGTTGGCCACCGCACCCACGCTGCGGCTGACCACCAGGGGCGTGACATTGATCTCGCGGCGCTGGAGCCATTCGGCGCAACGCACATCGTCGGTGGCATTCCAGGGGCGCGGGGCCTGGAAAGAGGTGCTTTCCCAGGGCAGCGGGCGGGCCGCCAGAATCTCCTGCCGGAACTCGTCAAAGACCAGGGCACCGGCAAAGGCCGGATCGTTGGACAGGGCGGTGATGACATTGGCCTCGTTGCGTTCCGGTGTGCCGTCATCGCCGATGCGCAGCATGACGGCCCAGGGCGGGCGGATCGCCGGTGCGTCACCCCCGCCGCCATTCAGCCGGCGGCGCAGATCGCGGAGCTGCTTCTCCAGCACCGAAACCGGGATGCGGGTGGTGGCCTTGATGGTGGTCAGCAGGTGCCGTATGGGCACGGGGTCGAGCCGCGCGGTGGCGATGGCACCCAGCAGCCGGGCAAGGTCCGTCATGTCGGGCGGGTGGGTCAGCGCAAGGGCGGCGGCTTCCATCTCCGCCAGGGTGCGGGGCGTCGGGGCGGGTTGCCCGGCAGGCTCCAGGCCATAGTCAGCGGCGGTCGCCCCTTGCCGGAGATCATCGTTGAAATCATCGCCGTGCAGCGGGACGACGATAGAGTTGGGGATGTCCGCCCGGTTCAGCCGGTCGGCCAGCGCGGCGGCGGCCTGGCGTCCGGCGTCGCCAGCATCCGCGAAGATGGTGACGTGGCGGGTGCCCTCCGGCCATTGGAACCGCCGCACGCCGTCGGCGGACAGCCCGGCCCAGGTGGGGATGCCGAAGATCCCTGTTGCCGCCAGGGCCGTCTCGATGCCTTCGGCCACACCCAGATGACCATCTGCGCTGAGGGGAACCAGCCGGACATGCCCGTCCGCGACCGGCCCCAGCATCTTCTTGCCCGGCGGGGCCTTGCCCGATCCATCGTCGAGCAGGAACGTGCGATGGATGCCGCCGGTGGGCTGGCCAGCACTGTCGCGCACCAGGGCCACCATGCCGGGCCAGCCGCGCGCGCTGTCATAGTCGGTCAGGTCGTCATGGAACAACAGGTCGGGTGAACCAGGGTCCGACAGGCCCCGGCTGCGCAGATAGGTTTCCGCCACCGTGCCGGCCAGCGGGCGGCAGCCATCAAGGATGCGAGCAATTTCCAGGCTGTGGTCTGGACGGGCGGTCGCGGGTCGGGCCACCGGCAGCGGCATATCCAGGCGAGCCAGCCGGGCCGCCTCCTCGAACAGCGGCGCCTCCTGCAGGCCGGTGGCGTAATGGATCAGGTCGATGGGGCCGGCACTTTCCCCCGTGGCGAAGTCGAAGCCCCATCCGGCATGGCTGCCGGCCAGATGGATGACGCAGGAGCCTTCGTTGCGCGGTGGCCGACCGGAAAGATCGGCACAGCGCAGGGTGCGGCGGTCGGCGGACAGGCGGCCCCTGGGGAACAGGGCCGGCAGCCAGTCGGGCGCCGACGCCGCCAGCCGGTCACGGACCTGACGCAGATCGAACCGGGGCGGCGGCTGCCAGACGTCGTTGAGGTCGATCATGCCAGGATCACCAGCCCCTTCTCGGCCCGGGTGATGGCAGTGTAGAGCCAGCGGGCGCGGTCCTCTGCCGTGCGGCCCAGCCCATCGTCCCAGACGATGACGTTCTCCCACTGACTGCCCTGCGCCTTATGACCGGTGATGGCCCAGCCATATGTGGCTTCGACCAGATGCCGCTTCTCCTTCCAGTCGCGGTCGTGGCGGTCCTTGTCCAGGGTGTGGTGATCTTCGAAATGCCCCTTGTAGAGGCGCAACCGCTCCCGCTTTCCCGCCGGGCCGACAGGGCCGATGGCGTTGCCATCCTCGTCGGCCACCGTGGCGGAGAAATACAGGCTGCCCTCGTCCACGATGTCGTCCAGCGTCAGGAACATGCCGTTGATCAGGCCGAGGTCGTTGCGGTTCTTCAGGCAGACGATCTTCTCGGCCGGCCCCGTCGGCAACCAGCCGCCATTGAAGCCGGCAGCACGGCGCAGCGCGTTGTTCAATTGCAGCCGGGTAGCGTTCAGGCCGCAGATCACCTGTCCGCCGCGCATGCACTGGTCCGGCGTCACCGCCGTCTTGGCCAGCTTCCAGACGTGATCGTCATGTCGGCCCATGGGGATCGGCCGGCCCTCGCGCGCCCAGGTGGCCAGCCGGATGACGGCGCTTTCCGCCGCCTGCCGGTGGATCTCGGTCAGCATGATGTCGGGATCCTGTTGCGTGAAGGCGCCTTCGCCCTTGATCGGTGGCAACTGGCCGGGGTCGCCCAGCACCAGGATGGGCTTGCCGAAGGACAGCAGGTCGCGGGCCATGTCGGTACCCACCATCGATACCTCATCCAGCACGATCAGCCGGCAATGGGCGGCGTCGCTGTCGGGGTTGAGGTCGAAGCGCGGCTTGCGCATGTCCTTCAGCCCCTGGCGCATGGCCTCAATCGCCGCATCGGCGGTGACACGCTCAAAGCCGGACAGGGTGCGTGCCTGCTGCTCGGCCTCGGCGATCTTCTGCCGCGCCGCCTCGATCTCCTCTTCGGTTGCCTCGATCACCCGGTAGATCAGGCTGTGGATGGTGCGCGCCGGCGTGCCCTTGCGCCGCAGCACCAGCGCCGCCTTGCCGGTGAAGGTGGCCGTGACGACGCCCGGCACCATGGTGCCGCCCTCCTTGCCGGAGCGGTGCGGATCGAGACCGAGATCGTCGAGCGCGAATTTCAGCACGGTGCTCTTGCCGGTGCCGGCATAGCCGAACAGCCGGAACACCGGCTGTTCGCGGGTGCGGTTCTCAAACCAGTCGCGGATGGCGGCGATGGCACGGGTCTGGATGGCGGAAGGGGTGATGCCGGTCATCACGCACGCCCCCAGCAACGGTCCTGCCAGGCACAGGGCGCGTGCCATTCCCCGCCGGTCCAGCCGCCGCGACACAGGGCCGAGGTGCGGTGGGCGGCGGCACGGGGGAGCAGTTCCTGCGCCGCGGATGCCCGCACCACCTCCACCGCCCGGTCGCTCATCCGCTGCGCCAGCGGCGCGTCAAAGGGCACCAGTTCGGCGTGCAGTTCCCAACTGTCGCGGTTCAGCGCCGTGAACAGGGCCGGTTCGGCCAAGTCCATATAGGCCTGATAAAGCGCGATCTGTGCCGCATAGACCGGACGTGCAGCGACGACGCCCCGCTTGACCATCTCCTTCCACGGGGCCGCCCCCAGGCATTTATTCTCCCACAGGGCCGGATAGGCCATGGCGGCGGGGCCGGAGACGAGGCAGCCATCAATATGGCCACGGAACCGCCCGTCCAGAGCCGAAAAGCCGAACTGCCTGCCGTCCCGGCGGTGGGTGCGCAGGTCGAAGCCGCCGGCCCGCAGCCAGTCGGCCACCACATCCTCGCCACGATGGCCGGCCTCGAAGATGCGCAGGGTGGCGCCCGTGAACTCAGCCCCTGCATCCTTTGGCAGGGCGAGATAGTCGTACTGGATCTGGCGCAGGCATTCGCGACCGATGCCAGAGGTGCTGACATAGTGCCGGGACGGCTGTGCCCGGTTGCGGGTGGCCAGGGCAGCATCGATGGCACCGTTGATGGCGGCGGTAATGCCGGGGTCGCGGGCCGGTCGCTCATACTGGCAGCCAGAACCGTGGTTAAGGTCGATCATGGCGGCAGCCCGGTTTCAGAACGGCAAAGGGTCGTCCAGCGTAGTGCCGGTCCGCTCCTGCACGCCGGCTTGGCGCTGCATACTCTCGACATAGCCGGTGACCGCGGCCTCAATCAGGCGGTCGATCTCGGCGGCGGTGCGATGGAAAAAGGGTTCCATCAGGCCAAGGTCGGTCAGCGCCTCGGCAAAGGGGCGGCGGGCGTCCTTCAACGCCCGCACTTCCCGTGCGGTCTTGTCGATCATCCCGTTATTCTCCTTTGCCAGACGGGATCCTGCATCAAGGCAGCCCATGGAGCAGAAGCGGTGGAACAGCAGCGGATTGTGCCGGTGCAGGTAGAGGAAGCCGCGTCCCTCCCGGTGGCACAGTTCACAAGGGCCTATCCGAGCAAGAGCCGGGTCAGAGCCTGCCCCGGACCTGATCCGGGGTCCTGGCTGTCGTTTGGCTGGTCGCGGATCCGTTGGGCGGCCAGCACCACGAACCGGGCGACGGCGTTGGCTGCCATCGCTTCCAGCTCTGCCAGCGTCAGCACCGCAATGGGCTGATGCAGTCGGCCACGTCCTTCCAGCCATTGTCCGATCGCCTTTGCCGCTTCGCGCGTTGCCAGCGCCTGCCATTCATCGTCCGTCATGCCGGTGGTGCCGGCCCGGTCAGCCGTTCAGCCATGCCGGCCCAGCCGGGGCGGCGGGCGGCGACGGGGGCGGGGGCGGCGTGGTCTGGCCCGCCCAAGCGGGGGCCGCATTCCAGGCGGTGCCGTTGTTGGCGGTGGCCGGTGGGTTGGCAGCCCAGGCGGGGCCACCTTGCGCCGCGGGTTCCGCCGCCTTGCGGGGCTTGGCGTTCACCGGTTCGGGCGGTACCGTCTCCCCGCGCAGAACGGCCCCGTGCTGCGGCTCGTCGGGCGTCACCACATGGGCCAGCTTGTTGGCGTCCTTGTATTGCGGGTTGCTCGCTGGTTCGACCATGATGCGGGCGACAAAGGTGATGCCGTCCAGATCCTTCAATCCGCGCAGGGTGCGTTTGGCCTTGGCGGCATCGCTCATGTCCTTGGGGTCCAGCCCCAGGGCACTGTCCACCATGGCGCGGAAGGCGGCCTTGGCGATGTTCCAGCCCTTGGACACGCCCTTGTCATCCAGCTTGCCGCCGGCCACGGTGAAGTTCTGCCAGAATTTCCGCCGGGCAAACGGCCCCTCGACGACGGTGAATTCACAATCCAGCATCTTGGCGTCGGAGGATTTCGAGGCGGTCAGCAGCCCGGCATCCAGCGGGCTGGAGCCGTTCACGCCGCCAGGGCGGATGGTCATGCGCACGCGGGCAAAAGTGCCATCCGGGATCAGGTCGCCGGCCGGGGCCATCTGCGGCTGGGCATCGTTCAGATCATACATGCTGCTCTCCTTCAGGCGGTCGCGGCGGCAGTGCCGGGCGCGTTGATCTTGGTGAAAAGGGCGGTGAGGTCAGGCGGCTCGGTCGGGTCGAGGCGGCCGCTGCGGTCCTTGGCCGGCAGGCCCCAGGGATTGCCCGCGCGACAGACCAGCCGCCGGTGTTCGCCCTTCTCGTTGAAGGCAAATCCGCCGTCGCTGGTGCTGTCGAAGAAATGCCTCGTCATGACCTGGTCGACGATGCCCGGCAGTTCGCGGCCGATCTTGGCGCCCTCCATCTGGGGCTGCCAGGTGACGGCGTTGAACTCATCGGTCACCTTCTCCAGCACCCCGACGAAGATCACCGTCTTGCCCGGCGCGTGCTGGAGCAGCTTCAAAGCGTGGATCACCTCACGCCCGAGCAGGCCATACGCACCCCGCACATCGGGTTTGCCGGTACGCTCGGAAAAGGCCTCGGGCTGCTGGCGGGCAAAGGTCATCACCTGCCGGGACAGGTCGGTAATACTGTCGACGAACAGGATGGGCTTGGAGGCAAGGAACGTTTCCAGCCCGCTATCGGCATGGGTGGCACGGACATGCTGGTAATGCGCCTCGCCATAGGTGGCGGTCGGGTGGACCGCCGGATCGGGGCCGCTGATCAGAACGACGAGATCACGGAAATCCAGATAGCTGCGGATCGGGATGCTGGCACCCCGCCAGTCCTGGACGGACTTCAGCCCCGCCTCCAGGTCCAGGCACAAGGTACGGTCCGGCGGCAGGGTCTTCAGCAGCGAGGTCTTGCCGACACCGGGTGGTCCGAAAACGGCAAAGCTCGTCTTGTTGCTGGCGGCCGACAGGCGCTCGTCGGCGGTGATGATGCGGATGGCCATGATCTATGGCTCCTTGGAAAGGCAGGTCGAAGGGGTGCGGCGGGGTGTTGACCAGGCGCCGAAGGGAAGCCCGCCCGTCCTTGCGGATAGGGCCACCCCGCCGCGTCCGGGATGGTCAGCGCGGCTTTGGCCGTTCCAGGCGGAAACCCGGTTTACCGAAGCGCAGCGTTCGGGCGGGCTCAAACAACCGACGGATTTCCGGCAGCCACGCGCCATAGCGTGTTTCGCTGACCTTGATTTCGGTGGTCACATAATCGTCTGCGTTAGAGCCCCAGGATCGGAGGGTTTCGATGGCTGCCCGCAGCTTGCCCTGGTCATAGTCAGGCTTTTTCGGCAGGTCGCAGATGGCGACGAAGCCCTCGGCCTCTTCGATGCGGACGGTGCCGGCATCCTTGCCCAGGGCATGGCGCAGGGCCCGGGCGCGCTCGCCATAACGCAGAGCCAGAGCCCCGTTCAGCCAATCGTCCAGCCGTTTCAGCCGGGCCTTTTCCTCGGCCAGATCGTCCAGCAGCAGCGCCAACTGCTCGACCGGCAGGCAGGATATTTCGCCGACCGGCATTCCCATCAGATCGTCAAGCCTGATCCGATTGTTCATGGAAATCTCCTCCCGGCGCTCCCGCCGGACATCTTGATGGCGAGATAGGCCATGTGCCCGTCGGCGCTGTGCAGCCGTCACCGTTTCTTCGGCAACCAGCGTCAGAACGCGGTTGGCCAGCCGGCACAGCGCCAGCCGCTGCGGGTCGGCCAGGGCGGTGCTGCCGCGTTCACGGTCGGCAGCAAGATGCCCGATATGGTAGAGAAAGCGCTCGCCCGGCTGCGCGGTCCGGAGCCAGTCCAGCAGTGTTTTGCCCATTAGCGACTTTAACCCAAGCCAGGGCGAGCGCATCTCTAAGTGTCAGGAGCTTGTTTGGTTTACAGCCGCCGAATAGCGCGGATTGCCTTCTGCGGGATAGCGTGTCGATGTCGACTTAATCTCTTCTATACTGTATATTGCAGAAGATACTCTCAATAATAACAGACAGTGGCTGGTTTTTTTAAAGAAGAGGTCTCGCATTACTCGTTAATGACGAAACGGGAGGACGTTTCATGCCGGTGCGGAAGAGGGGAAACAAACTCGAACGCTGGGAAATTGACCTAATCAAGGCGATGGTCATCGATGGACGCTGGCCAAACGATCAGGACATTCTCGCCTATTTCACTCGCCCCACACGCTCGATCAATCATCGGGCGATTGCCGAAATCCGCAAAGGCACGAAGCACGCGGCCATCAAGCCAGCACTGGCCGAGCAACTTGACAGCTTCCTGTCGTCCTGGCCTGAGATCGACGCGGAGACTGGCTTGTCCTTGCGCGGCGACGAACTGCTGATCAAAGCACGCGAGGCGATGATCGCAGCCGTCCACACTTTTAATGGTGCCGGCCTGACCTTCCGGGCCGAGTTATTCATTGTTACGGTGATCATCGCCTGGACATACCTTCTGCACGCTTGGTTCAAACGTGAGGGCATCGACTACCGCCACACAGAAAATCAGAACGGACATAAGGTCGTCGTCAAAACTCCAGGCGGCGCGGATAAATTCTGGGAGTTGGGCCAATGCCTGAAACATCCGCGCTGTCCGGTAGAACTCGGTGTCAAAGATAATTTGGCTTTCCTTCTGGAATTACGGCACGAGATTGAGCATCGCTCAACCAGTCGCATCGATGACGCAGTCAGCGCCAAACTCCAGGCGTGCTGCATCAACTTCAACGATGCGATTAAGAATCTGTTTGGTGCGCGATATGCTCTTGAGCGCCGCTTGCCTATAGCCCTGCAATTCGTAACCTTCAGCCCAGATCAGCGGGCGATACTGAAGAGGGCTGGCGGGCTACCGCGCAATGTCGAGACGATGATGGGTGAATTCGAGGGACATCTAACCCCTGAACAGCAAGCCGACCCTCGCTACGCTTTCCGCGTCTTCATGGTTGGCAAGACTGCCAACCGCGCTCCCAATGCCGATTTGGCCGTGGAAATTGTTCCGCCTGGCTCTGAGGTAGCAGAGAAGTTCAACATCGCCCTTAAGGAAGTTGAGAAGAAAAAATATCTACCAGGAGAGATTGTTAAGGCGATGAAAACTGAAGGTTGGGGTCGGTTTACGATGGAAAGTCATACACGGCTCTGGAAAAAGTTGGACGGTAAGAACCCCGCTAAGGGATACGGTACCGTCGCGGTCGGCAAAACTTGGTGCTGGTACGAGACTTGGCTGAAGCGTGTCAGGGAAGAATGCGAACAGCACCCAGAGCGATATCGGACAACCCCGGTTGCATAAATTGGCATTAAAGGGGACCTTCTAAGGTTGATCTGCCAGCATGAATTGAGTGGTTAATGATGAACTACGTTACTGGCGATATTTTCACCCGACCAATTCCCAAACAAACGCTCAAGGCGTGGGCGCCATTTTGGGATTGTGTCGGTATTTTATTTCATTTCCAAAACTCTGATATCGCTGACGGCGAGGAAGAATTGTCAGAATGGCGGCTATACTGGGTTGCCGGAGTTGCGCTTCTTCGGACTATTGGACACGTCTTGGCAAAGGTTGATGCCAAATCTTCAGCGCAGCATGCACAAGCCATTGACCGCTTGTGGAAACGCCTCCAATCGGAACGTAAAAGCGCCTGGATTTTTTGGGAATTTATCGAAAAAGAACGAAACAACCTTCTAAAAACATACTCGTTTGGCGCGCAGTTTGTGCATACCGAAGAAGAGTCGTTTATCCAATTCGACAATGGTGACGATGCGTTCCAGCTTTTTCGTCAAGCCGTCTATTGGTGGCGGCATCAGCTTATTGAACTCGAAACTATTCTCTCAAATGACGGCTAAGTTATGTTGACGAAGGTATACGGATAGGGCAAGCGGCCCCGACCGGATGACAGCGCAGGAGCGGCTGGCCGAGGTGGGCCGGCTGCTCGCCGCCGGCCTGTTGCGCGCACGTGGCGGAGACATTCGCCTGGACTTCTCGCCTGCCCAGCGCGGTGGTGGTCGCGAACCACGCAACAGGGTTGGAGGGTGAGGATGACGCGGGCGCAGGCACGAAAACAGGCGGGCGGGCTGCCCCGTCCCGGTACCGACACGGAACGGGATGCCACGGTGCTGGCGCGGCTGGCCGCGCTGAAGGAAATGACCGTCAACGAATTGAAGACGGAATGGCGCCGCCTGTTCAGCGCAGACGCGCCGAACAACAGCCGTTCGTTTCTGGAAATGCGCTTGGCCTGGCGCATTCAGGAACTGAGCTACGGCGGTCCCACGCGGGAGACGGTCCGGCTGCTGGATGCGCTGGCCGACGAGGTGAATGGCAAGCCCGGTCGCAAGGCGATGCTGGTCGATCCGCGCAAGCCGGTGGCCGGCACGCGGCTGGTGCGCGAATGGAACGGGGTGGAGCACACCGTCACCGTCCTGCGTGAGGGATTCGAGTTTGAGGGCCGAACCTTCCAGTCCCTGTCGGCGGTTGCCCGCACCATCACCGGCACGCGCTGGAACGGCTGGCGCTTCTTCGGGCTGCGGGAAATCGGAAAGGACAAGCCATGAAGCGGACAAGCGCCTCCGCCAGCCCGCCCCAGCGCCGCCTACGCTGCGCCATCTACACGCGCAAATCGACCGAGGAAGGGCTGGAGATGGAATTCAACAGCCTGGACGCCCAGCGCGCCGCCTGTGAGGCCTATATCGCCAGTCAGAAGGGCGAAGGCTGGGTGGCGCTGCGGGACCGCTACGATGATGGCGGCTATTCCGGCGGCACCCTGGAACGACCGGCCCTGCAACAATTGCTGGCCGATATCGACGATGGGCTGGTGGATGTGGTCGTCGTCTACAAGATCGACCGCCTGTCCCGCGCCCTGATGGATTTTTCCCGGCTGGTCGAGGTGTTCGACCGCAATGGCGTCACCTTCGTTTCCGTGACCCAGAGCTTCAACACCACCACCTCCATGGGGCGGCTGACGCTGAACATCCTGCTCAGCTTCGCCCAGTTCGAACGCGAGGTGATCGGGGAGCGGATCAGGGACAAGTTTGCCGCCTCACGCGCACGCGGCATGTGGATGGGCGGCTATGTGCCCACCGGTTATGACGTGAAGGACCGCAAGCTGGTGGTGAACGCGGCGGAGGCCGCCACCATCCGCATGATCTTTGAACGATTCGTGCAGTTGGGCTCCGCCACCGCCCTGGTGGCGCAACTGGCCAACGAAGGTGTCGTCAGCAAGCGGGGCAAGCCCATCGACAAGGGCTTTCTCTACAAGCTGCTGAACAACCGCATCTATCTGGGGGAGGCGGTCCATAAGGGCACGTCATATCCGGGCGAACATGTGGCAATCATCAGCCAGGAACTGTGGGACAAGGTCCATGCCATCATGCAGGAAAGCCCACGCTCCCGCGCCGCTGCCACACGGGCACAGACGCCGGCTCTGCTGAAGGGTCTGATCTTTGGGCCAACCGGCACCGCCATGACGCCGACGACCACCAAAAAGGGCAGCCGTCTTTATCGCTATTATGCCTCGATGGATGTGATCCGGGGGCGGTCCATCGACCCGGATTCCGGCGCTCCGCTGCGCCTGCCGGCGGAAATGGTGGAAAATGCCGTAATCCGGGAGGTGCGCCGCCTTGTGCGTATGCCGGAGATCGTGGCGCAGACCCTGGCAGCGGCCCGCCCCGAAGCACCCGACCTGACCGAGGGAGAGGTGGTGGCGGCGCTGGACCGGTTCGATGAGATCTGGTCTGCCCTGTTCGTGGCCGAGCAGGCGCGTCTGGTGCGGCTGCTGGTGGATCGCGTCACCGTTACCGCAGACGGCATCATCGTTGATCTGCGCACCGCCGGCCTGGGCACGCTGGTGCGCGATCTGCTCACCCCGCGCAGCCTGGAGAGCGTTGCATGAGCAACAACCCCGATACCATCCGCATTGTCATCCCACTGGCCCTGAAGCGCCGCAACGGCCGCCCGCGCATCGTGCCGCCGGCCGAGATCGAAATGGCCGCCGACGGGCGCGCACCCGATCCCCGTTTGCTGCGGGCCATCGCCCGCGCCTGGGATTGGCGTCGCCGGCTGGAGCGGGGCGAGGCGGCAACCCTGACGGACATCGCCGCCGCGGAAGGGGTGACGGTGCCTTTTATCAGCCGATTCCTTCGGCTGGCCTATCTGTCGCCGGTGGTTCTGGAACAGCTTCTGATCAACCGCCGCCCGTGCCCCCTGTCGCTGGACCGGCTGGCTGCTGCTGCACAGGCACCATGGCAGCAGCAGCCGGCTCTGGTTTTTGATGAGTGA